GTGGCCGACGTTCCGGATTCCCCTCCCGCGTCCACTCTCGATCCGCTCGGCATTGAGGTCGGGAGCTATGCGCACGATCCGCTGGGCTTCGTGCTGTTTGCCTTTCCGTGGGGTGAGGCGGGGACCGTGCTGGCGCACGACAGCGGCCCGGAGCCGTGGCAGCGCGAGGTGCTGTCCGGGATTGGCCGCTCGCTCGCCAGCGCCTCGGACGCAATCCGCATCGCCGTCGCCTCCGGGCATGGCGTCGGCAAGTCGGCCCTGGTGGCGTGGATCATCGTGTGGGCGCTCGCGACCTTCCGCGATGCCAGAGGGATCGTGACGGCCAACACGGCCACGCAGCTCAAGACCAAGACCTGGCCCGAGCTCACCAAGTGGCTGCGGCTCGCCGCCTGCGCCGACTGGTTCGATATCTCGGCCACCGCGATCGCCAGCACCGAGCCCGAGCACGCGCGGACCTGGCGCATCGACGCCGTGCCGTGGAGCCTGCGCAGCACCGAGGCCTTCGCCGGCCTGCACAATCAGGGCCACCGCATCTTCGTGGCCTTCGACGAGGCCTCGGCGATCCCCGATCCGGTGTGGGAAACGATGGAGGGCGCTCTGACCGACCGCGACACCGAGATCCTGTGGCTGGCCACCGGCAACCCGACGCGCAACACCGGCCGCTTCCGCGAATGTTTCGGCCGCTTCCGCCATCGCTGGCAGCGCCATCAGGTCGACGGCCGCAAGGTCTCGCTCACCGACAAGGACGAGATCGCGCGCTGGGCCGCCGACTATGGCGACGACAGCGATTTCTTCCGCGTCCGCGTGAAGGGCGAGTTTCCGAGAGGGGGCGCCATGCAGTTCATCGACAGCGAGACGGTGGAGGAGGCGGCGTCGCGCCCCGCCGAGAGCCATCTGCGCCAGCCGCTCATCATGGGCGTCGATTGCGCGCGCGGCGGCGACGACCAGAGCGCGATCTGGTTCCGTCGCGGCCGCGACGCGCGCTCGGTACCCGCGATCAAGCTGCGCGTGAACGATCTCATGGTGCTGTCGGGCAAGGTGGCGGAGCAGGCGCTGCGGCATCGCGCGGCGGCGGTGTTCATCGACGAGGGCGGCATCGGCGCCGGCGTCGTCGACCGCGTGCGCCAGATGCTGCAGGGCAAGCTGGTGGTCGGCGTCAATTTCGGTGGCCGTGCCGACCGTTACACCCTGGGCGACGGCATGCCGCTCACCGCCAACAAGGCGGCCGAGATGTGGGCCTCGATGCGGGCCTGGCTGAAGACCGGCGCCATCCCCGACGATCCCGAGCTGAAGGCCGAGCTGACCGGCCGCGAATACGGCTTCGACCTGCACAACGCGCTGCGGCTCGAGAAGAAGGAGGACATGAAGAAGCGCGGCCTGTCCTCGCCCGACAACGCCGACGGGCTGGCACTCACTTTCGCCTATCCGGTGGCCGACCTGCCGGACGACACGCGGTTCGAGGCGGCCGGCGGAGGGGAGAGCGCTCAGCCGGTCGCGATCGAGTCCGACTACGACCCGCACGCCGACCTCTAGGCGACCGCCTCGGGGCTGGACGCACACCAACTGCATTGGCATGGTCGCACCCAGTCGCCCGCAGAGGCGACCGGGAGGCATCCTGGGCGACCGCTCGATCGGCCGACACGATGTCTGAGGCCCGCTGCCCCCTCGTCCCCGAGGGGACGGCGGGCCTTTTCAATCCGATGCAGGCGGACTATCGCCTCGCCACGGGACAGTCGTTCCTGAGCCAGTCGATCGTGCTGCGCGTTGCGCGAAGCGAGGCATTTTTGACCGCTGATGGCCAAGTGTCTGTAGACGCAAGGAACGAAAGCCTCTGGAAGCGGAAATGCCTGGCAGAGCGCAGGCAGGGCGCTCCAAACGGGTAGCCACTCCGCTTTTTCCAACTTCCCGCTTGCATCTTCAAAATCCGGTTCATCAGTAACTCAGGGGCTCGCTTCTCACAGGAGAAACGCCCTTGGGAATTTTTGGTGGCGGACAGGCCGCTTATCCTCCGATGTCGCCGCCGGCTCTGCCGCCGGCGCCCGATCCCGTCCCGTCGATGGTCGATCCATCGGTGCGCGAGGCGCGGGAGGCGCAGAAGAAGCGTGCCGCCGCCATGGCGGGGTACGCCTCCACGATCACCACCGGCGGGCTCGGCCTGACGGGGCCGGCTTCGACCACGGCCGGCGCCGCTGCCGGCAAGACGATGCTGGGGGCCTGAGCGATGGCGAACGATCCCTCGCTTCGCCGCCACATCGATGCCCGGCTCGGCGTTCTGAAGCGCCAGCGTCAGTCGTGGGAGCCGGGCTGGCGCGAGCTGTCGCGCTTCGTCAATCCGCGGCGCGGCCAGTTCTGGTCGCAGCCCAACCAGGGCGGTCGCGGCGCGCAGACCAACGCCGCCATCCTCGATCCCACCGCTCTGTTCGCGCTGCGCACTCTGGTGGCCGGGTTGATGTCGGGCGTTACCTCGCCGGCGCGACCGTGGTTCCGACTCTCCATTCCTGACCGCCGCGTGGCGTCGCTGGCGCCTGTGAAAGTGTGGCTCGACGAGTGCTCCGAGCGCATGCGCATGGTGTTCAACGCTGGCAACCTCTATTCGGCGCTGCCGGTGATGTACGAAGAGCTGGGCCAGTTCGGCACCGGCTGCGCGATCGTCGAGTTCGACCGCGAGGACGTGATCCGCCTCTACACGCTGTCGACCGGCGAATACTGGCTGGGCCTCGACTGGCGCGGCCGGGTCGACACGCTGGCGCGGCGCTTCATGTATTCCTATCGCCAGATCGAGGCGCGCTGGCCCGACCATGGCATTGGCGAAATCTCCGAGCGTGCGCGCGGCGCCGATGCCGACACCGAGATCTCCCTTCTGCACATGATCGAGCCCAACACGGGCTACGACAAGGGCCGGCTCGACCGGGCGGGCAAGAAGTTCCGTTCGGTCTACTGGCGCGAGGGCGGCGGCCACGCCGAGGGCGAGTTCATCCACTGCGGCGGCTATTCGCAGTTCCCCGCGCTGACGCCGCGCTGGTCGCCGATTGGCAGCGACGCCTATTCCAAGGGGCCCGGCCACGACGCGCTGCCCGACGTGAAGTCGCTGCAGATCCTGAAGAAGCGCGAGCACAACGCCGTCGACAAGCATGTGAACCCGCCGATGGGCGCGCATGTCAGCCTGCGCGGATCGGCCTCCTCGGTGCTGCCCGGCGCCATCAACTACTTCACCACCCAGGAGAGGGGGGCGGGGATGTGGCCGCTCTACCAGACGGCTCCCGGCGCGATCGACGCCGTCGAGCGTCTCGTCGCGCGCACCCAGGGCTTCATCAAGTCGGCCTTCTTCGCGGACCTCTTCCTGATGATCTCCGACATGGACGGCGTGCAGCCGCGCAGCCAGCTCGAGATCAGCGCGCGGCGCGAGGAGAAGATGCAGATGCTGGGGCCGGTGCTCGAGAACCTGCACGACGATCTGCTGCAGCCGCTGGTCCAGCGCACCTTCACCATCATGGCCGAGCACGGGCTGTTCAGCGCGCCGCCGCCGGACCTGCACGGCTATCCGCTCGACGTCGAGCTGATCTCGATCCTGGCGCAGGCGCAGAAGGCGGCCGATCTCGGCTCGGTGGAGCGGCTTTGGGCCTTCGCCGGCAGCATCGCCGCCACGCGGCCCGAGGTGCTCGACAAGCTGAACGCCGACGAGAGCATCGACGTCTATGCCGACAAGCTCGGCGCCCCGGCCGCCATCACCGTGGCCGACGACGTGGTGGCCCGGCTCCGCGCCACGCGCGCCCTGCGGGCTGAGGCCACGCAAGCCCTGCAGGTGGCCACCACGATCGCCGAAGGCGCCAGGACCCTGAGCGAGACCGAGGTCGGCGGCGGCCGCAACGCCCTTCAATCCGTACTGGGAGTTTGAGCGATGGACATGGTGAGCGGCCACGACCCCAACGACGCCCGGCAGGTCCGCCAGGCCGAACAACTCGAGAGGCAGGCGCAGGATCGCGTCGCCGACGACCTCTGCGCGGTGATGGCAACCGAGCAGGGCCGCCGCTTCGTGCACGGGCTGCTCGGCCTCTGCGACATCCGCAGCGACGGCTACGTGCCGGGCGGCCTCGAGGCGCAGCGGCACCAGGACTACAGGGCCGGTCGCCGCAGCATCGGCATCGAGCTGCTGGGCGAGCTCGAACGGCACGCGCCGGACATGACCGAGCTGATGAGTGCCGAAGCCCGCTTCAACGAGATCGAAGCCGAATTGGCGGCGTGGGCCGCGGAGGAGCAGAGCGATGGCTGACACGATCCACACGACGACGCAGGGGGAGCAGGGCGCGGCGCCCGAAGTTACCCGGACCCTGGAGGGCGAGGTCGCGGCCTCGCAGGCCGGTGCGGAGTCCGGCGCCGAAGCCGCCGCTGCGGACGCGGTCCCCGACTATTCCGGCCTCACCCTGCCCGAGGGCTATCGCGCCGAAGATCCGGCGTTCGCCGACGCCGTGAAACTGTTCGATGCCGAGAAGATCGCGCCCGAGACGGCGCAGCGGCTGATCGACTTCACCATCGAGCGCGACAAGGAGATCGCGCGCGCGGTCAACGATCACTCCGTGGCGACGTGGAGCAAACAGACGACTGAGTGGCGGGCGAGCTCGGAGAAGGAGTTTTCGCCCGAGGCGCTGGGCGAGGCCAGGGCGGCGCTGTCGCGGGTCTTCGACCGGCAGACCATCAGCTATCTCGAGGGGCTGGGCTTCACCAATCATCCGGGCCTGATCCGGGGAATGGTGAAGGTCGCCCGCTCCATCAAGGACGACTCGTTCGTGGGCGGCAATGCCGGCCGCGGCAACGGCGCGCTGGATCCCAAGTCCCTCTATCCCAACTCCCAGCACAACTAGGAATCCCTCTCCATGGCAACGCTTTCCGTGACCAATCCGACCCTGGCCGACTGGTCCAAGGTCATCGATCCCAATGGCAGCATCGCGCAGGTGATCGGCCTGCTGTCGCAGATGAACGAGATCACCGACGACATGGTGTGGAACGAAGGCAACCTGCCGACCGGCCACCGCACCAGCGTGCAGACCTCGCTGCCGACCGGCACGTGGCGTCGTTTCAACGAAGGCATCGTGCCGACCAAGAGCACGAGCACGCAGATCACCGACTCGTGCGGCATGCTCGAGACCTATTCGGAGATCGACAAGGCGCTGGCCGACCTCAACGGCAACACCGCGGCCTACCGGCTGAGCGAGGATCGCGCCTTCCTCGAGGGCCTGACGCAGCAGCTCGCGGGCGTGCTGTTCTACGGCAACACCGCGACCAATCCCGAGCGCTTCATGGGATTCGCGCCGCGCTACAACACGACCTCGACGGCAACCTCGCAGACCGCCAACAACTTCATTCCGGGTGGCGGCGCGGGCTCCGACAACACGTCGATCTGGCTGGTCGGCTGGGGCGATCTCACCGTGCATGGCATCTTCCCCAAAGGCAGCAAGGCCGGGCTGTCGATGAAGGACCTGGGCGAGCAGACGCTGCTCGACGCGGCGGGCAACCGCTACCAGGGCTATCGCACGCACTACAAGTGGGATGCCGGTCTCACGGTGCGCGATTGGCGCTACGTCGTGCGCATCGGCAACATCGACGTGTCGGATCTGGCGGGCGCGACGCCGGCGGATCTGGTCAAGCTGATGATGCGGGCGATGAACAAGATCCCCAACATCAGGATGTGCCGGCCCGCCTGGTACATGAACCGTACCGTGAAGCAGTGGCTGGACATCCAGCGCAACCTCGGCGCCGCGGTCTCGAACACCACAAACAACACCAACATCCGCCGCACGCTCGACGAGAGCGACGGCCGTCTCTTCGACTCGTTCGGCGGCATCCCGATCCGCAAGTGCGACCAGATCACGCTGGCCGAAGCGACCGTGTCGTAGGCGGCCCCGCAGGAAAGGACACAGACATCATGATGTACGACAAGCTCAACGCCTTCGGCACCGACCAGGCGGTCACCGCGACCGCCGCGTCGACCGACATCGTCGATCTCGGCGCGGCCCGCGACATGGGCAACGGCGAGCCGCTGGAACTGGTGATCCTCGTCACCGAGACGGTCACGGCCGCGGGCGCCGCGACGGTCACCTTCACGCTGGAGACCGACGACAATGCCGGCTTCTCCTCGACCTTCGTGCTCGCCAGCTCGGGCGCGATGGCCAAGGCGGTGCTGACCGCCGGCACGGAAGTGCTGCGGGTGAAGGTGCCGCTCGATGCCGAGCGCTACCTGCGCACCAACTACACGGTGGCCACCGGTCCGCTGACGGCCGGCAAGTTCACCGCGTTCCTCGCCCACGACCGCCAGGCCAGCAGGGCCTACGCGTCCGGCTTCACCGTCTGATCGGAGGCATCGTCATGGCCCAGAAGAACGACCGGCACGACAAGAGCGAGAAGGCGGGCGAGTACGTCGTCGTCGACAATCCCTTCTACGACGGCGTCCAGCTCCACCCGATCGGCGCGCGCATCCTGTGGTCCGGCCCGCCGGGACTCTCGCTCGCCCCGGTCGACGCCCCGCGCCGCCGCAGCGCCGGCGACACGCCGATCTTCGGCGATCCGCTGGCCGGCCGCGGTGACGGCGCGCCCGTCAAGGCCGCCCGGCCCGGCGACCAGGTCGTCCTGGTGCAGTGATCGCCCACGGCTGATCCGCAGATGGGGGCCGGTCATCGGGCCGGCCCCGCCACCGCGAGGAGATGAGTCCATGGTTCCCGACATCGCCTGTCAGTCGGCTGTCCGTCAGCAGGATCGCCACGACGCCGCCGGTTCCTGCGGCGTCGCTCCAGGTCGAGCGCCCCTGCCGATCGAGCACGTGGAAGGCGTGTTCATCGTCGGCCCCGAGGTGCTGGTCGAGCCGGCGCACGCGCCGCAGCCAAGGTACCTCCCGGCGTTGGCGCCGCCCGACGGCGGCGGTTCCTCGTTTCCCGCGGCGATCGAATTGGCCGTCCCGTGAGCCGCACCGAACCTCCGAACGGCAACGGCGCCAACGGCAGGACCGGCCTCGGCGTGCAGGCCTATCGCTGGCTGGTCGGCGGCGGCCTGGCGCTGCTCGTCCTGCTCTCGCAGCGCACGCTCGCCACACTGGACGACACGGCGGCCGCCGTACGCGCCCTGCAGGCCCAGGTGGCCGCCCTGCAGGGCGCGACCGAGAGCCGCTTCAACGCCCACGGCCAGCGGCTCGACACAATCGACCGCCGCAACGACGCGCAGGACGTGAAGATCGACGGCCTGTGGCAACGCCCGTGGTCGCCCACTCCCACCACGAGGACGCCATGAGCCACGCCGCCAATTCCCTGCGGGTCACGTCCGACGCCGGCCTCGCGCTGGTCAAGGCGTCGGAAGGTCTGGAGACCTCGGCCTATCCGGATCCCGGCAACCGCGTGACCGGCGAGCCGTGGACCATCGGCTATGGCCATACGCGCGGCGTGCGTCGCGGCGACACCTGCAGCGAAGAACAGGCGACGGAATGGCTGCGTGAGGACCTGCACGCCGCCGAGGGCGCGGTGCGTCACCTGGTCGATGTACCGCTGACACAAGGCCAGTTCGACGCGCTGGCGAGCTTCGTCTTCAACGTCGGGCCGTCGGCCTTCGGCAACTCGACCCTGCTGCGCCTGCTCAATGCCGGCGATGCGGCCGGCGCGGCCGAACAGTTCAAGCGCTGGAACCGCGGCGCCGACGGTGTCCTGCCCGGACTCGTCACCCGCCGCGCCGCCGAGCGCGCGCTCTTCATCCGCCAGGAGGACTGACATGCCGTTCCTTCCCTTGCTGCTCGGCCTCGCGCCGACCGTCGCCTCCTGGATCATGGGCGACAAGACCGGCGCCGCCGTGTCGCGGGTCACCGGCATCGCCCGCGATATCCTGGGCACCGACGACGCCGCCGGCATCGAG